AGCGTAAACTTGTTACCATGATCTTCACGAAGGAACGTCAGCGCCGATCCGTCATCGGTTGCCCGCATCCATGAGGTAAAACCATTGCAAGTTGCATTAGCTTCATACACACAACGCGGCACATACATACACTTGGGCAGATAGTATCCGTTGACGTACTGCTTGCCGTTTCTGATATGCCACGACATACCGCGTGGTATCATCCTGTCGAGGAACGAGTAGTGGCTCATGTGCGCACCACCACCGATACCGTTGCGTATGGTCACAGTCTCGGTGCCATCCTTGTGTCGTCTCCACACCACAGGCGATAGCGCGGCAATCTCTACGTTTGTCGGATCGCCCTTGGTTCTACTGAAGTACCACTTGAATACGTCATCGTAGTAGCCCCCGTTCATGAGCGCGTAGCAGTTTGCTGATATCTTCTTTACACGCTCATGGTCACGCTTGCGGTCGGCAATCGGGCGTACATCCTTGCCCTTGTTCCTGCCAGCCATGGGCTTGGTGTTGTTGTAGATGTTCTCTACCTCTGCGAATGATGTTGGTCCGATGTATGGCGTTGCCATTGTTTTCTACCTTTCTGTTAGTGAACCACTAACATCTTTACATGTTGCTTGACTTGACATGAACTGTGATACCACAGTCCGGCTTGGCACTGTCGTTGTCGATGACAACCCACAGCACAGGACATGACCACTGACCCCACGACCCACCAAGATAGCCATCGGTAATCACAATAACAGCTTGTGGTGTGATATGCTTGTCGGTCATGTATTCGGGGACACACTCGACAGTCGTGCCGCCACCACCCTTGGGTCGCGTTGACTGAACCATGGTGTCCAGATCTTTGGACTCGTACCTCTCGTCCTGACATACTTCTGTGTCCCAGTACAACAGACGCACAGCCTCGGGATGCACAGTGTCGGCAATAGACTTGATCTCGGTCAGTGCCACCGATACCTCACGATCACCGATAGAGCCTGACATATCTGTGGCAATCACCAACTCGTCAACACGCTCGGAGATACCGCTCGGCAGATAGTGACCCATGCCAATGTAGCGTCTGCTTGGTCTGCGCCACGTTGAGTAGTCGTTGCCTGTGCATGTGGTGGTGATGAAGTCACGCATGACCTCGCGCCAATCGACTTGCGGCTGGAGCAACTCTTGCAAGTCACGATCACCACCTGTACCCATCTTGCCAGCGATCAACGCACCCTGACGTATTGCCTCGTCAATGTCGCGCTCCAACTCTCGCTGGTCATCGGCAGATAGTTCTTGCGCACCCTCAAAGTCGTGATCGTCCAGTGGCTGACCGCCACCGTCACCGTCGCCACCATCGCCACCTTCTTGTGGTGGGTCTTGCTTGAGCATGTTGAACACTTGAGCCGTGTCCATGCCACGATACTTCTCGTCATAACAACCTACTGTGAGTGGGCCTGTCATGGTTGCGAAGCCGTCCTTGTTGTCATCGGAAATCTTGAGGTTGATGACATAGTCCATCGCCATGTTGGCAAGCCGTGGGTTCTCGTCCCACAGATGCTTCCAAGTCTTGAGATGAAGATACAGTTTGTGGTAGCACTCATGCAGTATGAGATAGCGAAACTCTGGATCGTTGCACTTGTCTGCGAACTCGCGCCCATACACCTCGTCACGTCCGTTGGTGTAGGCTGTTGGTGTTGTCTCGCAGATACGCTTCTCACCGATCATCAATACGCCAGCCAGTGCGACATACTTGGGATTGCCCATAATGTCGATGACACACTTGTTGAGCCGTTGCTCGGTAGTCAGTTGTTTTCCAATAGCAAGCATTGGTCTGTCCTTTCTGGGTGAGGCACACGCCCCACCCTGTTAGATGTTAGTGAAGCACTAACTATTTCTTGTCAGCCGCGAACATGTAGTTGTTGTCCATGGCCCACTGGGTGAACTTCTTGTTTGTCATAACGAGTGACTGCTTGGCATACTTGGGTGCGCGTACGCCATTGGCGAACATACCCTGTGCCTCTTTGTCGAGACGGACTAGGTAGTCCATCCATGGGTCAAGCCAGTCTCTCTCCAAAGATGCTAGGGTGCGATACACCACCATACACACACCGGCAGCACTGCTTGGCACCTTGGCATTCTTTGGGTCTTGCTTGATGGACTCGGCACTCGGTAGCTGGTCAGCCAGCTTGACAAACGCCATCAAGTCCATGGCACCACGCTCACCGATAGTACCCATGAGTGCGGCTGTCACGGTCTGATCGTCTAGTCCATCTCGTACCTTGAGGATGTCACTTGCCGCTTCCAACGAGCGGGGTGTAACAAACGCGGCTCTCTGCTGCTTGGGATGGAAGATGTACGGATTGTCGTCTGGGTCTTTGATGTCCTCAAACGAGTAGAATAGTTGCGGGTTGTCTTTACACCAGCCCAATAGCGTGTGGTCGATTTCATTGTTGATACCCCATTCGATCCATTCCATGTTGTTGGGTTTGCGTGTCTGTATGACAGTCATGCGATTGCGAGCGTGTGGTGGTAACAGGTCACCGACACCCTCGGAACCTTTGTTGGTCGTGGCAAAGATTATGCTGTCAGGGTGTAGCGTGTAGCTACCGATCTTGCGCTCCAGTATGAGACGCAACAGTGCGTTCTTGACCGCAGGGTTGGCCTTGCCGAACTCGTCAATCATGATGATGACAGGCGTGTTGTTGTGTGCGCCCAACTCTTCATTGGTGAGGTACGTCACATAGCCTGTGCCATCATCCATCTTAGCAAGGTTGGGTATGGTGATGTCACCCAAGTCCTTGGTCGTGCAATCGAAGT